TGATATTAAATCTGTATTTACTTTTTTATATATATTAGCCATTAAACCAAGTGAACCTTTCTAAATCTTCTTTTTGATCCTGTAAGTAAGTAGTATTAAGCTGCTGTTTCATAGTTGTCAAGGACTCTATAATTTGTCTTTGATTTTCTACATTATATTCCAAATTAGGTTCAGGTATGTAATTAGTTAATTTAGCCATTATGCTTTATTTATTTTTCTTAAAGTTTGAGCAAAACGAGCTCTTTGTCCAAGCTTACCTTTTGCTTTAGCTGCTTTATTTAATTTATCTAAAGGAATCTTTTCACCTTTTTTAATGTTTAAAGCTTTTCTTAAAGAACCTGGTTTCTTAATTGCTTTTTTAATATTTAATCTTTTTGTCATTATCTTCTTCCATCTGGTTGTGCATCAAGCCTAAAACTACCATAACGCCAAGTTTCACCTGCAGCATCATTTTCTATTTTAATAGACAGTAATCTTCCTCTTGCTCTAGTATCTACTTTATCAGTAGTACTTGTTATTGTAAAGGGACCTAAAGGAGAACCTGTTTGTGTGTCTGAAGGAAAATCAGATATAAATAAAGTTACTTTAGAATTACCCACTAAAAATTTATAGTCAGGCATAAATCTTCTCATAGACATAAATAGTTCCCCATCTTCAATGTCAAAATCACCCGATCTAATAAATGCATCAATAGAAGTTGTACCCGAGCTATTGACTTGATCGGTTCCTATTTCATGAGCATAGTACAAAGAAGCTCCATATGTATTGGTAATTCCTGAGATAGGTGAAAATACTGGAGTCGTCGTTGCGTTATATTCTGTTGCATAAGGTAAATTAAATACACCTTGGTCTTGATAAGTGGTTCTAGCTAATGAACTTGTAGTCCATACGTTTTCACCAAAATTATAAGTCACACATCTATCAATTTGTTCCGATCCCGACTTAGGGTAAAACCAGTTAATTTCTGTGTATAAACTATTTGGAGCTGAATAAATGGTATCTGCTGAATTATAGTTAATACCTAAGTTTCCATTATTTGTAGTAAATACAAAATCTTCAACCAGACAAGGTAAAGATTTAACCGTACCATCGTACATAAAAAATCCTCCTTCACCCGACATCCAATAGACTGCTCCATTAACATAAGAAGCTGCGTGTTGAGCTATACACCCACAATTTGTTCCTACTTGTCTTACCGAAAAAGTAAAAGGTGGACCAACAAATTGAATAATATAAGCTGCAAGATCCGTTAGTACAAAAACATAATCCTTACCTTGAAGAGCTGCCGTAATTTTATTGCCTGTATCCAACCTAAAAGTTCCTGCTGTATTGATAGAGGTAGGAGTGTATTCATTTAAATTTTCTTGGTCCGAAAATCTTACAAACATAGGGTCTTGTGTTGATGGTGTGCCAATAGTTGTTTCTGTTCCAAAATGAAATAAATGTCTGTCTCTGTCTGATACAAGAGTAAATCTACTAGCTGTTGGATTAGCAGAAGTAGAAAAACCGGAAGTAGAAGTAGAAGCTCTGACTGTTCTGGGATTAGTTGCTCCCGCATCCCATGTAAATGTCTTACCATTAAAAATAGTTGCGACAAGAACTTCTCCGAAATTATCTAAAGACCAATTACCAGGATCTAAAACTACATTACTAGTTCCTCTTTCTGTACCCCATGTAGAGTTTCCCCAAAGATACGTTCCCCAGCCATATCCTAATGTTTGAAATGTAGGTCCTATTATTACATAAGGATTAATAGTTGCAGCTCCTGAAGCAGAGGCTGCCCCACTTGCATTAACTCTCATTTGAATTGTAAAAGTATTATCATTAGGAACAGTTAGAATCTCAAAAGCACCTGTTGTAAAATCTATCGCTGAATAACCTGTTGGGGGAGTTACCCCTGAAAAAGTTACATACCTGCCCACGGACAACCCATGAGAAGTTTTGTTAACAGTCACATTATTTTGACTTGAAAAGGTATCAAAAGTTGCTCCAGTTATAGCGGTATCTAAAGGAGTAATATCGTAAAACTGTTCTCCATAATATATAAAAAGGCCTTGAGAAGTACCTATTGCTGAGTATCTCTCTCCTTTTAAACTTGTAAAAGATAACTGAGCTCTAGCGGGTCCTGGAACAGTTTCTTGCCCAACACTTAATTGTTGCCAGCCACCTATTTTTTCTGGAGCAGTATATCTAAAACGTACAAAATCTCCGTCTACCCATTGTCCTGGAAGAGCTGAGGGCACGCTTTGTTTATTGAAACCTGCTGCAAAATCTACTTTTTTTAATGCCATAATCTTGATTATATATTAATAATTAGTATAGTATACATCAAATATGAAAGAAAAAAATACCCTCAAATCAGAGTTTATTAAGTTCTTAGATAAAACGCCTTTACCAAAGGATATAGTCCATTTTCAAAATATTGTCGACTATAAATCACCCTTTTATTTTGACGATTTATTTCAGCTTTTAGAGATGTCTCATTTTAGATCAGAGATAAAACACAATCCTGATGTTGGTGTAAATCACGCTGATGTTTTTTCTCATGTGTTTGAAATTTTTAATGTAAGAAGACATCCAAAAATTAATTCTTTGCATGAACAGCTTGCTAGTGTGTTTCATAAAAATTCAGACGATAAAGATTTTAGACCAGATATTTTTACATCATTTAAGAGTAGTATGGGTAATCCACATTCAGATCATGAAGATGTTTGTATTATAGGTTTATGCGGATCTACGTATTATTCTTTTCCTCATTTACAAAAAGTATACGAAGTATCAGAGGGCGGTGCTATTTATATACCTAAAGGAACACCTCACGCTGCACATTCTTTTAGTAGAAGAATGGTTGTTTCATGGAGTAGATTTTTATGATTATAAAAGAAGCAGTATTAAAATTAGGAGATCTCCAAACACTACACGATACAATGATGTCTGAGAAGTTTCCGTGGTTTTATCACCCACATCAAGCTAGTGTGAAAGACAGTTCTTATTTTTATCATCCTTTTTATTGGAGCCATAACATACAATCAGATTATTTTAATTTAGTGGCTCCTCTAGTAGAGTATTTAAAACCTATAGCGATAATAAATATTAGAGCTAACCTTGTGATTAATAAAGGCAAAGAAATAAAATCGTCTTGGCATGTTGATCAATACAACGATTCTAAACTACAACATAAGACTGCTATATTTTATGTAAATTCTAATAACGGATATACAGAGTTTCAAACAGGAAAGAAAAGAAAAGCAGTCAAATCAAAATCAAATCATATTGTGATGTTTGATTCAGCTATTAAACACAGGGCTGTATCTCAAACTAATTCAGATAGAAGAATGGTTATCAATTTAAATTATTATTAATGTACTTTCCTATTTATACTATACCTAATTTTTATGATAATCCTGATGAAATTATCAAGAAAGCTAATACCTTTGACTATACTCAAGAGGCTACTGACGGCATCGGTGTAAGAACTAAATCACTTCACAACTTTGATTACCCTTTGTTTCATTTATCAAATGATAAGATTCTTAGAACTATATTTGGAGCAGTTCATAAATGTACATACGTAGCTGAGAATGTGTTTTGTAGAATGAAAAATGTTAAAGAAAAAAATGGTAACATACATTGTGATGAAGATACTTTACTCACAATCATTATTTATTTATCTAAAAATTTAAAAAATAGTGGCACTAACGTTTATGACAATAATCTTAATCAATCTTTGTTGGCTACATCTAATGGTGCTTTTAATACAGCGTTTTGTTTTGATGGTTGTTTTCCACATCAAGCTCTACATAACCTAAAAGAAAATCAAGAACGATTGACACAAGCTATCTTTTTCACTAAATTAGATGCACCCTTCTTTCCAATGGCAGAATTAAATAGAGGTAATAAGTGATACAGATAGCAGAATTATTTACAGTCCCAACTTTAAATACTGAAGTCCCTAATGATCTTAAACAATTAAAAAAATTCTGTTTAAATTTATCTAAAAAAAATACCTCAGTAATTAAATCTAATGCGGGTGGATATCAAAGCCCTAATCTACTAGATAAACCTGATAAGATTATAAATGAGTTTACCGAAAGTTTAGAAACACCCCTGCGAGTTTTTTCTTCTTCTCTAAGAATTAAAAAAGATATTAAGATGTCAAACCTATGGATCAATGTAAATAAACCTGGCTGTAGCAATAAATCTCATATGCATCCTCAAGCTATTATTTCAGGTGTTTATTATATATCAGTGCCTAAAAATTCAGGAGATCTAATATTTGAAAACCCTATAGGTAATTTAATGAGCAGCTATTTACCTAAAGCATATGTTAATTCTTACGATAGATATAATTCGTCTGCGTGGAATGTTAGTCCAAAAGATGGGTTTCTAGTTTTATTTCCATCCTGGTTAGGACACTCTGTAGATGTCAATAACTCAAAAGAAGATAGGATCTCTATCTCTTTTAATTACTCATTCTGAAAATATTTGAAGACTTAATCTGTGCGGACCGTGCGAAGCTAAAGCCGATACTGCATGATCAGTGTGATTGCTATTAACAACACAAGTATTGTATTCAGGGACATAAAATTTATTTTGTCCTTTTTCTTTATATAAAAACAAACCTCCATCATTTCTATCCCAAGTCTTATTTAAATATATACTTGTACCCATTTGCCACTTAGCATCATTATGCCAACCAATATGACTTAGAGGTGGCCATATGTAAAACATACAATGGTGTGTATACTTTTTGTATGATTTATTTAATTTCTCAAAACAATTAATAACTCTTTCAGACATAAAAATAGGAAGATCTGTAACTTGTAAAGCTGTTGGATTCTTACCTTTTAAATTATCTTTCCAGTATATTGTTGAACGCCAAATATTTTTGGAGGCGTTATTATCTAGATAAGTAAATACCTCTTCAATTAAATCTTCTGGTAGAACATTTTTGTATATCTTTATTCCCATATTAAAACACCCAACTTACGAATGAATATCTAAGACCTTTTGTAACAGGTTTTATTTCATGGGGAAATAAAAAATTTGATGGATGAATAAGTAACTCACCTGGTTTTAATGTTATCTTTTCATTCTCAAACATCATAATTTCTCCTCCTTCAAAATTATCATTTAATAAACTTAAGCAACTTAAAATAGGAACACCTGTAGGTCCATTATTATGAAAGCCGTGTATGTGATCACAATGTGTTCTCATTTTAGTGTTAGTCGTATATTTATTAAACTTTAATTTAGTGTATCCGTTCCAAGCATCATACCAAGGGAGATCAATATATTTCATATACTGTAATATTTTTGGATGTAGCTTTTTCATAATAGATTCATGTGAAGGTATAAGTTCGGATGTTGTTTCGGGTTCTTGACTACCGTTGTCGCTAGTAATACCGGCTTTAGGACTGTTCCAATAATGCTCGTGCCATTTAACTTCTTTTAGTTCCTCTACAATTGTTTTACATTCTTTTTTGGTAAGTAGTTTAACTTTTAATATGTAATGATTTAAATGTTTTCTCATTCTATAAATAATTTATGTTTAATATTATTCTGTAGTTTTGATCGGTACAAGAAGATCCCGCATGTTCAAGAGAACTATTAAAGATAGCTATTCTATTTGCTTTGCTTGTAATATCTTCGCCGTCTTTTATTTTTGTATAGCCGTTATTCGTATTAATATAATACACCGCCGTTTTACAAGCTATATTAACGTCTTGATGAAAAGCATAGTTAATAATTTTAGATGTTTTTGAAGTATAATTTAATTTAACTCTAAATAATCTTTTGACATTTAACTTTTTAAATATTGGATCAAGATGTTTTATGTAATCAGAAGTGATTGCGCTGTTGTAAACAAAAGTGTGCACAAACTGAGGATAGCTGTCTTCGACTTTACTAGCAGAGAAATACCAAGGAAAACCTTTATCTAATACAGCACTAGATAAATTAAAATAGTCGCTTTGGTCTAAAAGATTATCTATGACATCAACATGTTTACTTATTTTAAAATTTTTATTTATCTTCTTATATTTTTCTACGTATCTATTTAATAAATCATCGCTGTCTTCTGACTGATCTAATAAATTAACGTAACAAATTAAAAATAGTTCTTTATATTTGTTAGCGTGTTTTAAAAAATATTCATCTCTGTTCTTAGTGTTATTAAATTTATAGACTAATGCCTCAGCTTTTATTCCAATTGTTTTTTTAATGAAGCTTCTTTTAACCGCAAGACCTGTTCCAAAATATTGATTACCGTAAATAGAATGGTACAAGCCGGCAAAGCACACATACTTAGGACAGTTCATGTGTTGTAATAACAAATAAAGATTGTAACTGTGTTCAAACAAATTACTGTGAGAATGTTTAAGACCGATAGTTTTTACTTTTATATAATTTATTGGGTCCATTTAAAACCTAGGTTTCCCGATATAGTTACTTGATCTGAGTTTTTATTTACCATGTGTTCAACATAAGAAGGAAAGATAATAATTTGTCCTGTTTTAAGTTGCGGCGTGAAGTTTCTATAAACATAATCTGCACCTATGCAATCTATTAAATACTTAGCAGGATTGAAGAAAACAGTATTTACCTTAGTTACTTTTTCGTAAATAATAAAAGAAAATTTTGAGCTACAATGAATGTGGGGTTCTTGAAAATCATTGTCTTGATATTTGTTTCTCCATATACTTAAGAGATCTAATTTAAAATGTTTGTATTGTTCATGCATTAGATTGCCCATAACATTTAAAATATATTTTGCACTTTCAGGGTCTAATTCATTTTTACTATCTATAGATGTAGGGGTGTTTGATAAAAAAGCTGTGGTGATTTCTGACTTTAATTTAATTTTTTTTAAATCAACGTTACCAATAAATACTGTTACAGGGAATAAATCTAGTTTCATACTTTAGGCAATTCTATGTTCCAATCTATATTAGATTTTAATTCTTCTACTGTTATTTGTTTTAGCTGTTTTGCTTTCATATATTTTATTAACTCTTTCGTGTCTATTAGCAACCAAGAAAATTTATCTTCAAATAAAACTTTATCTGCTTTTGACTTTTCAGATATAATCTTCCCTAATCCTTTGTCTTTATAATCTTTTAGAAAACGAATGTCAAACTTCAGGTTTTCATTAGATCTATTTTTAATAATACCCGACACTTGCCAATCTAAATTATCAAGATTCCATATTGTATTATTTAAGTATTCTTTCGCAAACTTAATATTCATATTGACTTTATAAATCATTTATTATAATCATCCAATAGATAGAAATAAAAATATGTCTGAAACAAGACCTGATTATTGGTATTTTAAAAACGTTTTTACAAAAAACGAAATTAAAGAAATAGATGCTTTTGCATGTAAAAACATTGACGGGGATGAACCCGAACAACACGCAGCTAAAGATCATGACAATAATAAAATTAAAAATGTAGATACCAAGTTAATTTATTGGGGTAAAATAAAACATCTATTAGGTGATTTAGAAAATTTAATTGTACACACAAATGATAATCATTTTGGTTATTCTGTTTATCCATTAAGAGATAAAGATTTTATTAATTACAATATATATTCTTCAAAGACTAAGGGTAACTATGGATGGCACATAGATCAAACTACTAAACAATACAAAGACATGAAATTAACTTGCTTAATTAATATCTCTACTAAACCATATAAAGGTGGTGCCTTTCACATTTTTAATTCAGGTCCATATATTGTAAATGAATTTACTCAAGCAGGAGACGTTCTTGTGTTTAGATCTTATCTTAATCACATGGTTATGCCTGTTGAAACAGGAGAAAGAAAAACATTAGCTTTGTTTATGGAAGGACCATTAATGAGATGATTGTAGAAGAATACAGAAATTTTTTAGATAAAGACTTTATAGACTATTTAACAAATCATTATTTAATTAACACTCAACATCAATATGGCCATGCATCTAGACCTGGTATAACTAAAGGCACGTTTTTTTACACTCAAGTTCATAACGATGGAGTTACTAATTTTGTAACTTATAAAATTATTAACAAATTTAAAGTAAATCAATTTAAAAGAATATACATCAATATGCAGTTTAATGGTATGGATGGAGGATGGCACAAAGATGATGGAAATAAAACTTATATGTTAATGGTTACACCAACTTTAAAAAAAGATTCAGGATTGTTTGAGATAAAAGACAAAGATAATAAGGTGCATAAAATAACTTTTGAACAAAATAAACTTGTTGTGTTTAATGCTAAATTGTGGCATCGTGGATTATCACCAAAAGAGAAAGGGATACCTAGAATAACTCTAGCTTATAAAGGAATACAAAATGAAATATGATGAAATAATAAAAATGAATACAACGGCATGGCCGTTTCATTTAGATAAAATGCCTCCGTATGCGTGGGTAAGAAATTTTTTAACACCTGAACAATGCGATGACATAGTTAAATATGGTAAAAGTTTATTCACAGTTAAAGGTAAAATAGGGGGTACAAACCCTGAAGCAACTGCTGAAATAAAAGGTGCAAGAGATAGTTCTATATCTTGGATTAAACCTGTTGAAGATTATGTTTGGTTATATAGAAAAGTCGTTGATGCTATGGTTGTGTTAAACCATGAACATTATAAATTTGATATGTGGGGATTAGCAGAGTCTTTACAATTTACATCCTACGGACCAAAACAGCATTACTTTGCTCACACTGATAGAGGCACGGGTGTGATGGTAAGAAAGCTGTCCTGTACGATACAATTAACGGATCCTAAAAAATATAAAGGTGGAGATCTTGTAATTTATGAATCTAGAAACGGAACTAACATAGAAAGAGAGCAAGGTTTATTAGTTGTTTTTCCTAGTTTTATGTTGCATGAAGTTACACCTATCAAAAAAGGTGAAAGAAACTCTTTAGTCTGTTGGGCTTCTGGCGCTGCTTTTAAATAATTATTCTGATCTTACGACCCAACCATCACCTGTAGATTGGTATTGGTCTTCATTCCAGTCGTATTGTTGTCCATCATCAGGCACAGCTTGTGGTGGTCTGTAGTCCCAATGTTCATCACTCCATACGAATGATTCTAAAGTTTTATTTGGTTTAAACCAATCATTAACAGGATCGTAGTCAAATCCTATTTCAGCAAAAGTTTTTCTAAATAATTTAGATTGATCTTCATGAGGAACGTTTGTTCCGTCTTTATAATAAACACCTCTATTGGAATTATAAGAAGTTTTTAACCAAGTTCCGTCAGGATCATTTTGATGATTTTTAGCCCAAGCAACTCCTACTGCTTCTGACTCTTGACCATTTTCATCTAGTTCACAGCTGTTGTGAACTACCATGCATTTAGTAACTACGTTATCAACTATTTTTGCGTAATGTGCCATATTAACCTGATAATGTTCCTGATGCTGTGAATGTTAAAACTTTATCAGTACCATCCGTTGCTTCTGTTGGAGATCCTGTAGTTCCCCCTGAAAAACTATCTAAAGGCATTCTTACAATAATTACACCTGAACCTGGACTTCCTGGGGCCTTATCTTGACCTGGAACTAATCCACCTGCTCCTGATCCGCCACCTGTGTTAGCAGTTGCTGGTTGACCTGCTTGGTTTCCTTGGCCACCATTTCCACCGCCTCCTGCTCCGCCAGTTCCGCCCGCGGTAGCACCGCCGCCAGCTCTTTGAACTGAGGCTCCAGTAATTGTAGAAGCTGCACCTGCGCCTCCGTTTGGTGATCCTCCAACTGCGCCAGCTCCGCCGCCGCCTCGAGATCCACCTGCATAACCTTCGTTTGCAGTTCCTGCAGAAGGTGCTCGACCCTGGTTATTTCCACCGCCACCTGATCCACCAACTGAAGATGGGTCATATGGGCCAGCGCCTTTACCGCCTCTAACAGTTGATACATCTGTAATATCAGATCCTACAAGTGTACTAGCTTGTCCTCCTGTACCAACAGTAATTGTGTAAGTTGTGCCTGGGTTTAAAGTTTTTTGTGCTTCGACTGATCCGCCACCACCTGAAGATGAGTCTGAAGGATAAGAAGATCTATATCCGCCTGCTCCACCGCCACCAGACGATTGAGCTTGACCGGAATACCAACCAGGGCCGCCTCCTGCTATTACTAAGTAACTAGCTGAGTAGGGCGCTCTTGGCGCTGCTCCTCCGATTCCTCCAAAACCTGCTGATGATGCTGCTCCTCTTGCTCCAATTATTGGCATGATCTTTCTCCTTCTATTTTATTACGCGAACTGTGTTTGGGTTGCTAATACTGTAAACGCAGCTGACCCAGTTTTAATAATTGTATAAGTATAAGTATCTAATGAGTTTATGTTACCTCCTGATGGTGCTGAACCGCCTGAGTATTCAGGTGTAACAGATGATCCATCAATTTGAACCGCACTGTTATAATAAGCTGTTCCAGTATTAGCAACAATGTGAGCTATTGTAATAGATTCACCGGTATCCATAATTGAGTCTAGTGAATTTGATCCATCACCTCTAATATTTAATGTCCAGTTGCCTGAAGCAGCTGTTGTATAGTTTAAAACAGCTTGTGTAAGAACATCGTAAGCAATTGTACCAGTAGCTGCTATAGCTGCCGTAGTTACTTTTTCTGCAACACTTTGAATTTTACCTTGACCATTGAAAGTTGCTCTGCCAATTCCTTTTGGTGTAATATTAAAATCAATATTAGCGTCACCGCCCACTGCTGCAAGTGAAGGTGTATTACCTGTTGCTGCATTAGTTACGCCAAAATGATTAACTGCTGAACCAGTAGTTGTAAATGTAATTTGCTCGTTAGAGTTTTCATCTAAAACACTGTGTGCTGTATCTATAATAATGTTGTGACTGTTAGTGTCTAAATCTGCTGAAAGCTGTGGTGTATAATCTGAAGATAGTTCTGTGAAAGCTGTATCAACAACATTAGTACCATCTGAATAAACCATTTTAGTACCTTTGTCGGTTGCTGCCCAAGTTACTCCAGTTCCTGAACTAGTTTTAACAGTTACTGCATGAGCACCTGAAGTTGCATTATCTATAACGTATAATTTTGTTAAAGTATCTGGAACAACAACGTTAACTGCACCTCCAATTGTACCTATTAATTTTAATACTTGATTTTTACCGTTTGAAATTGCACCATTTGTGAAAGCTAAAGTAGCACCTGTTGTAATACCAACAGTTTCAAAACCAGCGATAGCTTGTTCTAAAATTGTTAAGTTTGTGTTTGTAATTTGTCCCCAAGTTCCTGAGTTTTCCCCTGTTGCCTGGATCGTAAGTTTTAAATCTGCGGAAGTACTATTTGCCATAATTTTTATTCTCCAATATCTTAATTTTAATTAAATTTTGTTATAGTGTCAAACACTATTATGCAGCGTTAGTTGAAACTTCCTGCCATCCCGGAGGATCGACTGGTGCTGTACCAGTATTAACTTCGTTCCAAATCAATACATTTGTAGCGCTTCCTAAGCTAGCTGTCAAGCCAAATCCTGTTGGAAAAACAACATTAGTTGTTTCTACATTTGCTACTGAATTTAAAGCTACTGTTAAAGCAAATCCTGTTACATCTACAGGTGTTAAAAGTTCTCCTGCAACTGTGCCTAATGTCATAGTCATTGTTTGACCATAAGTTGGATCGGCTATAAATTGACCATTTCCCCATTTAGAATTACCCCAAGTTGCATTACCCCAATTCATAGAGGTATCACCGGCCCCTGTACTTGCATCTCCATGAATAGGAAAAGTATTTCCTGGTGCTAAAAACATAGCCATTGCTTGACCTGTTAATTCAGCATCTGGAGCAGGATCTACTCCACTAAAGTTTTCAGACATAGCCATAACCAAAGTATTTACAGGTTGATTACCCCAAACTCCAAATCCCCAATTAGAGTTACCCCATGTAACTGGAGATTGAGCTGAAACTTCTGCTATAGTAATATTGTCAGCATTAACTGTTCCTAGATTAGCA